TGAGAAAAAATACCCTCTATATTTTGCCGAAAAAGAAGGCTATGTTGCATTTTTCTCATACCGAAACCCAGGCAATGGATACGGGGGGAGAACTTTTAATATCAATATTAGGCAAAAAAATGGTAACACAACCAAAGAAGAGTTAATTGGCCCGTGGTCAAGTCGAACTGGAGTAATGAACAAAGTTGGGTTTATTCCGAGTATGAGTGTTGCAATCACAGATGACGAGAATACTTTTAACAGAAGTTATACTTTCCACACCGGATATATTACTGTACAACTTGCAAAGGATTGTTTGCCAAAAGGTTATGTTCTAAAGAAAAAAATTAACGAGGATGGTGAAATTATCTATAAAGTAAATGAAATTAAAAATAATACACAAAGAATTGTAAAAAGTAATGGTTTTCATAATTAAACTGGTTACTTATGAAATCAATTTTTCGTGTGATGATTAAAATAATCAGACATTTTTTGCATTTAGATTCATTGATTTATGGGATTAAAAACCTATATCATTGGTTCCCACTTATATGGCAAGACCGGCAATGGGATCAATCATATTTATTCGAAATTTTACGACTAAAATTATCATTGATGGAAAAATATTTTGATTCCGATTTTTTATTGCCTACTGACAATAAAAAACAGGCAAAACGAATGAGAATTTGTCGTTTGTTAATTGAACGAATACTGATAGACGATTATACATCACCATTTGATGAATTAAACGAAAACGTTGAAAATTTTGAAGAAACCAAACTAGGAAGAAAAAGGTTTAAATGGGAATGTGAACACAAAGAAAATATGATAAAACAAGATTTGAATTTATTGTTTAAATTATTAAATAAACACATAAGGTATTGGTGGGATTAATAGCATATGGAAATAAGACGAATTAAATGCAGGGCAACCGGTGAACAATTGATTATTACAAAACCGGAAAACATAAGAAGAATCGATGCCGGAGAACAATTATCTATTAGAGATATTACACACGAAAAAGATTTTCACTATACAGGCAGTGTTGTCGGATTGGATGGTGCACAATGATATTTTTTACCGCCGATGAACATTTTGGTCACGCGAATATAATAAAATATTGTAATCGCCCATTCAGCAACGTTGAAGAGATGGATGAAATGATAATTGCTGCCCACAATCGTCTTGTGAATAATGACGATGTGGTCTATCATTTAGGGGATTTTACATTAAAAAGAAGAAGTAAAGCACAACAAATCATTGAAAGATTAAATGGCAAACAACATATATTTATAAGAGGAAGCCACGATCGGTGGTTGGATGACACTGCTCAACATATATTTGCACAGGAAAATGCACAACGAATTATTGAAACAAAAATTGAAGGACAAATAATAGTTTTATGCCATTATTCCATGCGTGTCTGGCACAAATCTCATTACAACAGTTGGCAATTATTTGGACACTCCCACGGATTATTAAAGCCCATAGGAAAACAATGGGATGTTGGTGTTGATAATAATAATTTTGAACCAGTATCATTTGAAAAATTAAAAAAGATTATGGCCAAAAGACCTGACAATTTCAATTTTATACACAAAAATAAAACGTTTAGAGCATGAATGATTTTTCGTACAAAACGTTAACCAAAGAAGAATTGGCTGAAATTTTTAAAGACCACAAATTTAAGATTCAGCCAAAACACCAAGTACTCATATCTTTGGCTTTTGTTATGGGCCAAAAATTAGATTCGGTTGCTTATTGGCTCCCAGTCAGATTTGGGAAAACAATCACCGCATTGTTAACTGCACAACTCTGGGGTTGTCAAAAAATGTTGGCTGTTTGCCCAAGCTCGGCTTTCGAAGCGTGGGATCGAGATATTCCAAAAGCTACCAATTATACATATAAATTTTTAACCGGCACTAGATATGATAGAATTTATAAATTGAGACACACAAACAATAATATTTACATTATAAATTATGAAGGATTAAAAAGCATTTATGCCCATTTACACCCTGGTGATGCAATTAATAAAGGTAAATGGGAGATTTGTAATGATGAATTTGTTGATAACTTTGATTGTATAATATTTGACGAAGTACACAAAGTTACGGATTATAATACTATACAATCAAATATTTGCTATGAATTGTCAAAGCGATCAAAATTTTGCATTGGAATGTCAGCCGACCCCATTAATAAACATTATTTGGAATTATTTAATATTTATAAAGTCATAGATTTGGGAGAAACTTTTGGCAACAATTTTTTTGCTTTTCGTCATAAATATTTCAAGCCGATAAATTTAGTTAATAGTAAAACTAAAAAAGGCTTCCAAAAATGGGTATTAAAACATAATGCAGAAAAAGGAATACTGGAAAAAATAAGTAAACGCTCAATAAGTTTTGAAAGGTCTGAGTGTTCCAAAGTCCCGGACAACAAACCAACAACGATTTACATTAAGCCGTCAGAAGAATTTCTTGAATGGCAAAAGAATGTGATTGAAAATGATGAAATACAAATTAATGGTACACCGGTAGACGTTTCAAATCCGACCACAAAAGGTCAAAAGATGTTGCAGCTATCTGCTGGTTTTATTTATGACGAACACGGAAATCACAATGTTCAAAGACTAAAAACCAACCCAAAATTAGATGCATTAATAAATTTGATAAATTTGTGTATTGGAAAAATCCTTGTATGGCACCATTATACTGAAGAAGCGTATATAATAGAAGAAGCATTAACAAAGAATGATATAAAATTTGTATCAATGCGTGGTTCGATAAAAGAATCCAAAAAATCAATAATGGCCAAATTTAATTCGAAGCCGGAAATTAAAGTGTTACTGGTACAGCAATCCATATGTGAGGGTTTTGATGCCAAAATAGCTTCTAATATGATGTTCTATACACCGGTAGCCGGACCGAGATTGAGAAATCAATGTGAAGGTCGAATTAAGGGTGATGGTCAAATTGATAATTATCAGATTTATGATTTAATAATGAAAAATTCTTTTGATGAAAAAGTTATAAGAAATTTGAAGAAGAATACAAGTTTTAAATCAGCAGTTATGGCATATATAAAGGATTTTAATAAATGATGAATGATGAAATGTATAAAAAAGAATTACAAAAAGTTATTAATAAGTATAAAGTAATTGGGGTTGGAGACAACTATACTCATACTGAATGGTTGTATTCAATGTTTGCTAATCGTTGTAAAATTGCTGATGATAGATTAATATTAAATCTATATGGTGTATCCACCAAATTGAACACCGCTAATAGACCAAATAAAAAACAAAATTTTGATACCATATTTAAAAAAGCAATAATTCAAGCGATGCAAAATTGTTTGTATATGAATCAAATGCATCTCGAAGATTTACAAAAAGATTGTTTAACATCATTAATGGATAAATTATAAAATGGAGAATTTTCATGAAATTAACTAAGGGTAAAACCAATAATGCAATAATCACAACATTAACAAATGTTCGTGAACACCCGAACGCCGACAGACTAAAATTAGCTACGGTTTTGGGCACACAAGTAATTGTAGATTCGGAAGCGAAAAATGGTGATGTTGTTATATATTTTGATTCCAATTTGCGTCTATCACAAGAGTATTTATATAACAACAATTTATTTTCAAGTCGAGAAATGAATAAGGATAAAACGAAAAAGGGTTATTTTGGAAAGAACGGAAGAGTAAAAGCCCAAAAATTTAGAGGAGAAATTTCAAATGGTTATGTGGCACCACTTGATTCATTGAAATTTGTAGCATCCATTGCCCCCGTTGAACCATTCCACGAAATATTAGCGAATATAAGAACTGGCGATGAATTTACCCATATTAATGGTGTGAAAATTTGTAAAAAATACGTAGTTGACAATTCGACATTTAATGTTGGCGTAAAGAAGAGATTCAAATCCACAATGTTTCACAGACATTGGGAAACCAAGCAATTGATGAGGGAATTATTGAATTCAATACCGGCGGATGCTACGTTTTACGTGGAAGAGAAGATTCATGGAACGTCTGGCCGTACCGGTAATGTTTTATGCGATAATAACAAAAAATGGTGGCAAATTTGGAAAGAAAAACAAGTATGGAAAGTTTTAAGTGGGACACGAAGAGTTGATAATATAGATACACATTTATCCAATATTAGAAAAGAAATTGAAGAAAAAGTTGCTCCAAATCTTCATAAAGGTGAAGAAATTTATTATGAAATATACGGTTATGGGGGGACATCAGAAATTCAAAAAGGTTTTTCATATGGTTGTAGACCAAATCAGTACAAAGTAATGCTATATAGGGTAACCATCACCACACCCGATGGTTGCTCCACAGATTTGAACAGAGAATTGGTTTATAAACGTGCGGAAGAATTGGGATTGGAAAAACCAGTTTTATTGAGAAAAATAAACGAAAATTCGCCACTGATTAGTTTAAATGATAAAATTGAAGCAATCATCGGTTTGGCAAAAGGCAAATCGGCATTGGATCCGAATACGTTAAGAGAAGGAATTGTGGTGTGGTTCAAAGATTTAAATGGTGAATGGACGGCATTGAAACATAAATCAGAAGAATTTTTGGTATTTGAATCTGGACAAAGGGATAAAAAAATAAATGATATAGAGGATAGTTTATGAAAAGGTTAATTTACAAAAAAAGAGTTCGACAATTAATTAGGGATAAACTAAAAACAATGCGCCCCGGTTGGGATTGTAAATTGATTTCTAAATCAGCAATCGATCAATTGGAGGCCAATTTTAGAGCAATGATTGTTCGTGCAATTCAGGCACACCCAACAAAAGGCAAAACATTCAAAGAGATACAATAAAAATATGGTGACGAAAATGAAATTGAAATTAGAAGATTTGGATATTCTACTTTTTGATTTTGCCACTGAATGTTATTTTTCATTTAGGAATTATCCAAAGCATTACGAAGAGGACAAGAAAGCGATTTTAAAGATAGCACACAAAATGATCAGCCCGAATTTTTCTTCAACTAATCCTGGTATGACCATTCAACGTAAAATACGGGAAGAATTAGGATTAAATATTCCATTGTCAACTTGTAAACAAATAAACGATGGCTGGATAAGAATTTCAAAATTAATGACTGCTTGGAATGATTGATGTCTGTATATTTTGAAAAAGAAAATTTAAAAATCATTCACGACAAATGTAATGAAAACAAATTCATTATAGACGCCGAAAGTATTGATTTGGTCCTGACTTCACCACCATATGCTGTGGGTATAGAATACGAAAATTACAACGACGCCACACAATATAATGAATATTTAGATTTCAGTAAGCGGTGGCTAAATAATTGTTTTTATTGGCTAAAAGACGGTGGAAGATTGGCCTTAAATTGCCCATTTGAGACTGCAAAATTTGGTAAACAATCGGTGTACGCTGATTTGTTAAATATTGCAAAAAATTGTGGATTCAAGCATTATACAACGGCCATTTGGACAAAAGGCAATGTTCCAAGAGTTTCTTGGGGAACTTTTCAATCACCAAAAGCACCTTTATTGATACCGCCTGCTGAGAGTATAATTATTATGTATAAAAATAAATGGAACAAACAAGATTGTGATGGAAAAATTACTGATATAACAAAAAGCGAGTTTGTAAAATGGTGTGATGTTGTTTGGCGCATTTGTCCGGAATCGGCTAAAAAAGTTCACCACCCGGCACCGTTCCCAGTTGAACTGGCAAGACGTTGTATAAAACTTTTAACGTTTGTTGGTGACACAATACTTGATCCGTTCATGGGGTCCGGAACTTCATTAGTTGCTGCTTATCGTACGAACAGAAAAGGTATAGGGGTAGAAATATCTGAAAAATATTGTGAATTGGCAAAAAATAGATTAATTAGTGAAATTAAAATTCAAGCGGGAAAAATATTTTAGATGGGAGCATTAAAATGATTAGATTTTTGATAGTATTAATAGTTGGTATAATAATTGGGTATCTATTACAACCATCGTTGGAGCCAATTGTGAAAATTGTAAAACCAATAGCTATTACGCAGATTCAAAAATTAAGGTATAAATGAACGAGGTGGAAAAATATTTTAAATGGAAATAATACGGATTAAAATAAAAAGGTGAATGAGCAGCAGATAATAGACATTTTACAAAAGATCAATATGCCATATACGACTGCACCGGCCAAAAATGTATCCGTTGGTTTTATAGGCATTAAATGCCCATTCTGTGATGATCCTTCAAATCATTGTGGAATAGCGATTGGTGCCGGTAATTTCTCCTGTTGGAGATGTCGTGAATCGGGCCCTTTTATTAGATTGTTACGAAAACTTACAGGGGAATCGGAAAAATACTGCCAGGAATTAATAGATGGTATAAATTTACAATTTAAAGAAGATTCATTAGAAGTTATAAAAAAGATCATTGATTCACAAACAGAAAACCGGAATCCAGACAAGAGAAAATTTGAAGGTTTACCACGATTTTTTGAAGAAATAAAAATTGAGATAGATTTTCCGTTACTTTATTCATATCTAAGCAGACGAAAAATTTCATTGGATACCGTTATAAAACATCACTGTGGAGTCTGCAGATTTGGTAAATATATGAACAGGATGATAATTCCAATAATGTTCAATGGGAAAATTGTTTCTTATCAGGCGGCAGATTTAACAGGATTTGCGGATATTAAATACAGTACAGCACCAGGTGATATTAATCAATATTTATATAACTATGATTTGGTAAAAAATTCTGGGCGTATAATAATTACTGAAGGAATATTGGATTGTTGGAGATGCGGAGATGATGCAGTGTGCAGCTTTGGAGCACATCTCACGGAAAAACAATTTAAACTTATCCTGGATAAAGAACCAAATGAATTAGTTTTTTGTCGTGATGAAGATTATTATACAAAAGAGATAAAATATAATTCAGAAGTGGGACAATTTATGCCTTTTATAAAAAATATTAAAATAGTAAAATTTCCACGGGGAGAAGATCCCGACAGTTTTGGTGCAAAATTTGGTGAACAAGCATTACAAAAATTAATAACAAATACGGAATATTGGGATGGGTAGAATAATTGCACCAATACAGTGGCTTGGTGGTAAATATAGAATGGCGCCAAAAATTGTAAAATTTATTGAAGAAAGACCACATAAAATATATGTTGAACCGTTTGGTGGCGGTGCATCCGTATTGTTAGCAAAAACCCCATCACAATTAGAGGTGTACAATGATATCGATGGAGGATTAGTTAACTTTTTTAAAGTTCTAGCGAACAGTAAACTATTTGAAAGCTTTTTGAGAATTGTTTCTGTATTACCACACAGCAGATCATTGTATAATGAATACAAAAGAACGTGGATTAATGAAGATGACCCAGTAAAAAAGGCGGCTAAATGGTTTGTAATTGCCAGACAATCCTTCAGTGGAAATTTCGATAATTGGGGATATTCAATAAAAAGCCCGGTTGCCAAGAGATGGTTAAATTGTATTAACGGTTTACCGGAAGTCCATTATAGATTACAGAATGCAATAATAGAATGTTCTGATTGGTCAAATATTATCAAAAATTTTGATTCAGTTGATACATTATTCTATGTGGATCCACCATATTTGAAATCAACAAGAACAAAACATAGGTGCTACAGATATGATTTAACCGATGATGATCATATTAGATTAATTGAGATACTATTAACGTTAAAAGGACAAGTAATACTTAGTGGATATAAGAATGAAATATATAAACCATTAATAGACAACGGTTGGTGTTATCAAGAATTTACATCAATTTGTCAGGCTGCGAAAAGAACTAAAAATGTAAATTTGAATCACGGCAGAATAGAATGTATATGGGCAACACCTATTATTAAAGATTCAATAGAAACTGACATTAAAATATTCTAAATAGGTGGAGGTTAACGTGATAGCCAAAAAGAAACCCGGTGACATATTATGTGGTATGTTTGGTTGTGTTAACGAAGAAACATCAAAACAATCACGTAGTTGCAGACAATGTGCTGAAATAAATCCAGAATTGTACAAAGAATGTATGAAACAAAATGCCTTGATGCGCATAAAAATAAATAGGTGGAGGTTAACATGATAGCCAAAAAGAAACCCGGTGACAAATCGTGTGTAATGTTTGGGTGTGTTAATGAAGAAACATCAAAACAATCACCTCGTTGCAAACAGTGTGCCAAAATAAATCCAGAATTGTACAAAGAATGTATGAAAGAAGGTAATATACTTTTGAATACCAATATACGTGTTGATGTAAATGGAAAAACTTTTACAGAAATTAAATTGCCAAATAAACGTTCTATTATAAAACCAACAGAAAGGAATGAAAGACATATGGAACCAAAAGTAGAAAAACCGGAACAAATGAAAACAAATGATAATATAAACCTTACAAAGAATTTAGAACAAACTGGAGATAAGAAAACGACGGTTGTTCGTGGGGGTCAAACGGTTGGAATTTTGGAAACCGCCAAAAAGTTGTTGTTGGAAGGAAAATCATACAATGATGTATTGCAATCTCTGATTGCTATCTATATGGGGGTGGGCAGGGATGCTAAAAGAGCAAAGCATAATGCACAAAGTACGGTTTTTAATGCTATGAAACGTCTTGGATTGAAAAAACCAACGGAAGAATAACCAATAAAGGGGTATAGCTCAGTTGGTAGAGCAACGGCCTTTTAAGCCGTAGGTCCTGGGTTCGAGTCCCAGTGCCCCTACTTTAGAAAAGCAAATAAAAACTGTTTAAAGATTCAAATAATCCAGGGAATGAAACATGAAAAATTCGGAGATAAAAATATTACAGGGATTAATTGAAACCCCATCACCGTCCGGATTTGAAGAAAAAATAGCCGAAATGATTAAGAATGAACTGCTTAACTATTTACCAAGAACAAAGGTTAAAATAGATGAACAGAAAAATGTAATTGCAATCATTAAGGGAAAATCCAATAAAACAATAATAATCGATGCACACAGTGACCAAATTGGATTTATAGTTAATAATATAGACAAAGAGGGTTTTATAAGTTTACAATATATAGGGGGCGGTGATAAATCAATACTTAGTGCTAGAAATTTAATAATATTGACGGATAAAGGAAAAATAAATGCTGTTGTAAATAGAAAACATTCACATCTAATTGATGATGAAGATGATGAATCAATAGTGGAAATGAAAGATGTCGTAGTAGATATTGGAATAAGAAAAAAGAGAAGCGTTAAATCGAAAGTAAAAATTGGTGACCCGGTAGTTTATAAACCGCATTTTAGCCATTTAACGGAAAGTTATTACTCCGGCTGTGGGTTTGATGATAAATCGGGGTGTTTTATATTAATAGAAACAATAAAAAACATTATAAAATCAAAAATCAAGCCAATTCCTACATTAATTTTTACTTTCTCAACACAAGAAGAAGTTGGGGGCAAAAAGTTCAAACCGATTGTTAATAAATACAAACCAAATTTGTTTATAGAAGTTGACGCGACATTTGCAACCGATTGGAATGATGATGGTGTCTTGGAAAGAGAATCAGGAAATTGCAAACTTGGAGGCGGCATAGTTTTATTCCGTGGTGTAGATATAGATAAAAAGAGCTTAAAATTAATAACATCAATAGCAAGAAAAAATAGAATAAAAATTCAGTACCAGGCATCAACTGGTGACGGTGGAACAATAAATTATTGTGTATCGTCGCTTGAAAATGGAATTAAAACTTTACTTATCGGTATTCCACTAAGAAATATGCATACGCCTGTTGAAATAATCAATTTAAGAGATTTGAATTATGGTTCCCAACTTTTAACCAATTTCTTATTGAATAAAAGAATTGATATGATTTTTAATAATTAAATGTGGAGAATTAACAAATGAATATTAATAGACAGGAATTGATTGACAGTCTAGAAATAGTTGAACACGCATTGGGTGATAATAATGATCCAAATGAACAATCAAGAATGGAGCGTCAGAGCTTTAGATTTAATGGGACCACAATATATGCAACTAATGGAAGAATGGCCGTCGAAACCCTGTTACCATTTGACGTTGGTGCACAATGCTGTGTCCATGGCAAATCTTTATTGAATTTTTTAAGAAGTTTGGGAAGTGATAGTGTATCCATAGAATTTGGAAAAAAACAATTGACGGTTTCTGCATCCGGTGTTGAGGGGAAATTTGTAACTTCTCCTTATAAAGAATACGAACATATCATTAACAAATATAAAAAACCAACAGCGTTAAAAAATCAAGTAAACGAAATATTGTCGGGGATGGAAAATTGTAAAAAATTTGTATCGAAAGATAAAACATTAGGTTCATTGTGCGGGGTTAAAATCGATAAAAATTTCATAATAGCAAGTGATAGAACTAGAATAATTAAATATGAAGTACCATCGGTAATTACTGAATGTGTAATACCAACAGCGTTTATTGATGTTCTGTTAAAATATAAAGACGACATACGTGATATACAAATGAACGATATGGGGTTATTGGGATTCTTTGGTGATTCAGCGATTGCAACAGCAATTTATGGTGACGGATACCCAGATTTAAATAAATATTTCCCAAAAGACGAAGCAAATTCTATTCGTATAATATTTGAAAAACCGGATGAATTTAAAAAAGCATTGGGTAGACACATCGCATTGTTGAAAGACGTTGATCTGTCGGAGAAAGACACTTGCATTGAAATATCAAATAAAATTTGCAAATTGACAACAACCAGTAAATCTATTGGGACAATAAAAGAATCATTCGAAATTGAAAAAACCGCAATTAACACCACAGTAAAATTCTACGTGGACCCATTACTGCTAAAACAATCAATCGGCAATTGTTCCGGGTTTGCATTTTATCTGGAAACGAAACTTATACTATTTGTTGATGAAAATTTAAAATGTTTACTGCAAACGAGGAGACCCGTCACAACGTAGGAAAATAATATGCAATTAAGTCCTGGAATTTATCACAAAGTTAAATGCGTTGATACGTTTAGTCCTGATATGCACATACAACAATTGTCAGATATTGAGATTGCGTGTCAAATAGCAAACAAAAAGGCAAAAAAGGGGGTGAAAATCATATGTTATTATGAAGATATAAGATGTGGGTTACAATTAATGGGCTTAAAAATCAATTGTAGTGATTGTCCATTTAGGAAATCATAATGAATGAACAAGGTACATTTTTTATTGGGGATATTGCAGAGATAACTGGTTCATCAAAAATCGGAAAACGCAGTCGTACTAGACATTCGACGAAAAAATCCGAACCAAAAATATTTGATTGCGAAACTTGCGGTCTGTATAAATCTTGCAAATCACCAAAAATCACTAAATTTGGAAAAGGTGAAAGATCCATATTATTTGTGGGTCTTTGTCCGGGTAGACAGGAAGATAATTCAAGACCCCCTACACCATTTGTTGGTGCTTCCGGTAATTTCTTGAGTAAAAATTGTGAATTGTGTGGTATTGATTTATACAACGATTGTTGGAGAACGAATATCGTAGAATGCTATCCTGGAAGAGATGCCAGGGGCAGGGACAAAAAACCAACTAATACACAAATAAAATGCTGTTCACAAAATATCCAAAGAGAAATTGAGGAATGCAGACCACAATTGATTATTTGTCTTGGGACGGAAGCCACGAAAGCTATATTGAAAACTACTGCGATTTCCTCACCAAATGTTACACAACTTCACGGAAAAGTTTTCCCATACCACAAATTGAATTGCTGGGTCGGTGTTTTATATCACCCATCTTATTTTTTACACAAAAAGAATAATGATGATGGAGTGTCCAGCGAATTAATATTTACTTACGATTTAGCAAACATTTTGGGGGTCTTGGATTTACCATTACCAAAACCATTTACAAATGAGAATAATGAATTTGTTACGAATGTTGACGAAGCATTAAAAATTTTTGATAAATTTTCGAAATCAGAAGATGTAGTAGCATTTGATTATGAATGCACAAGCTTGTCACCACTAACACCGGGTGCAAGAATTATTAATATATCATTATCTAATGATAAAAATAAAGGTTATTATATACCAATAGACCTAAAAGATAACATCACCAACAAATATTTTTGGAATGATATTGATAGGCAAAAAATCAAAGAAGCTCTGAAAAGTTTTATAACAAGTGATTCACCAAAGACAATCCAAAATTATCAGATGGAGGAATTGTGGAGCAGGGTAGTTCTTAACGTATCAATAAATCATTTTGTCCACGACACGATGATTTCCAATCACGTAATAAATAATAAAACCGGTACAAATAATTTAGCATTTCAAGCATATGAATTTAATGGTCAGGAATATAAAAACGAAATTAATATAGAAAAAATTGAAGAATGTGATATAGAAAAACAAGTTAATTATGCGTGTTTTGACAGCCGTCATACAATAGCTGCTTATCATGATCAACACAAACAATTAAAGTCCGATAAAAAATTAGCGGCTTTTAATGAAATGTTTACCCGCAGTTTACCAACATTGGTTAATTTGAAAGAACGTGGAATAAGAGTCTCCGTGGAAGCTTTGGACGACGTTGAATCAAAATTTACTAGAAAATTAAATGAAAAATTAGCAGCTATACGGCAAAACGAGCAAGTGCGGAAATTTGAAAAAGATACTGGAACAACATTCAATCCAAATTCACCAAAACAATGGAATAAAATATTATACGGTGGGTATAAATTACCACCAATATTAACTGACGCCGGTAATGAATCAACGAGCAATGAAGCATTGGAAATTATATTGACAAAAACTGGCAATCCGGAAGTCAAAGAATTGTTGGGGCACTTATTTAGGTATAGAAAATATGTAGATGTTATAAAAAAAGTTGCTTCTAAACCATCTGAAAATTCAAAGCAAATTGGTTTGTTTAGAAGATTAATATATCCAGATGGGAAAATTCACCCAACGACAAATCTTCATACAGTGCCTACCTATCGCTCATCGGTGACTAATCCACCAACACAAAATATGTATAAACACGACGCAGAGTGTAGAGAAGTCCGTCGATGTTTTATTCCGGAACCCGGACATGTTTTATTAGAGGGTGATTATAAAGCCCACGAAGCACGAAATATAGGAATGGCATCTGGTGATGTAGAATTAATTAGACAAACCGTGGCAAAAATTGATATTCATAAAAAATGGGCGGGAAAAATTTATAATGTACCAATAGATAAAGTATCAAAGGATCAAAAGTGGTTAGGCAAAAACGGGTTTGTATTTCCATCAATTTATGGATCAAAACCACCGGCAATTTCTAAACATTTAGGTGTTTCCAAAGATTTAATTAGTAGATTACAGGAAGAATTATGGGCTGAGTTTTCTGGTGTTCACGAATGGCAAAAACGGCTGATAAAATTCTACAATGAAAACGGATATGTCGAAGGTTTAACAGGTTACAGATGTTATGGACCGTTGACTGCATATCAAATTTTCAATTTTCCCATACAAGGGGGAAGCTTTCACATATTATTAGATTCAATGGTTGAACTTGATAATTATTTAATAAATAATGGATTTAAAAGTCGAATAATCAATGAATGCCACGATGCAATAATTATAGACACGGACCCGGAAGAAATAGATGACGTGGTGGCTGCCGGTACTGAAATAATGACAAGGAAACGATGGCCGTGGATGACAGTCCCTCTCGATGTGTCGTGGGAGTGTGGACCAAATTACTTTGAAATGAAAGAAATATAATTTAAATAAATTTTTACAAAGGAAATCATAGTTGTGAAAAAAATTGTTATATGGGTTTGCGAAGATGATAAATCTCTTTGGGAGTACCAAAGAGAAGTTATAAAGGAAGAATTTCCTAAAGCAAGAGTAAAGTTTTTCCTTAATGCCGGATACGCTGCAAGAGAAACTGGAAGTCCCGATTTTATACTTATAGATGTTGGTGGCTTAATGAGTTTAGGTTGTGATGTAGTTTTTCTAACAAGAGCTAATATAGAGGGTTTAGCTGATTTACATCCGGGGACTATTTTTATTATAAATTCGGCAATAGGTATATATGCAAAAGACGTTTATGATGAATTAAAACCAGAAATTAAAGCCGTATCAAAGTGGTGTGATGGTTGTAATATGGATGAAAAAATTCTTAATACAATAAAAGAATACTTGGGAGGTGGAACCCACGAATAAAGTGTTAGAAATACCCAAACGTATAATTAAAGTAGCGGGGTGGTATTAAGATATATAGGGGTTTAATATGTTATACCAAAAAGTTCGCCCAAAAAATTTGGATGATATAATTGGCAACAACACGACAATGTCCGCCATTAAATCAATGTTGGTATCAAGTGAGAAACCGCACGTTATATTGATAAAAGGACCGACGGGTTGTGGAAAGACCACTGTTGCAAGAATACTAGCAACGAAATTTGATTGTAAACCAGAAAATATATTAGAATATAACGCTGCCAATACGCGTGGTATAGATACAATTAGAGAGATATCAAATGGGTCGTACACGTTTGGTATTGGTGGTGGCAATAAAACTTATCTAATTGATGAATGTCACCAATTAACAAAAGAATCACAAGAAGCAATGTTAAAAATTCTTGAGGATTGTTCAGAACACTGTTATTATATATTATTAACAACAAATCCAAACAACATAATAAAAACTGTTCGCAATCGGTGTACTGAATATGAGTTAAATAAATTAACAGAAAAAGAAATTAAAACTTTATTAAACAATGTTTGTAAATCGGAAAAATTGGAAATTGACCAAGATTTAATAGAAGCGATAGCTTGTACGTGCGATGGTTCACCAAGGGCGGCGTTAGTTTCTTTGGAACAAATAATTGGCGTGGAAAATATTGATGAAGCTTTGGAATTATTGGTTAAAGGGACGATAAAAGACGCAAACATTTTAGATTTATGTAAATTATTAATAATGGATCCAGAATTACGATTCAAAAGGTGGCAAAAAATTATTCAAACGTTCAATGAAATAAAAGTTGAACCAGAAGTAATAAGAAAAAGTATTATGACGTTCATATATAACAAATTGGTAAGGTGTAATAAGATTGAAGTAGCTATGGATTATGAATATTTGTTACATATATTTAATGTCTCTACATTTTATGGAGGTAAACCAGCATTGGGTGCATTAATTGCAAGAGCTTGCCTTAATAAATCAAAGAAAATATAAAAAGGGGTTAATTATGCCATACATTAAATCAGAAAAAAGACTTGAGTATGATAAAATAGTTAATAATTTAATTGATTTATGTGTTAGTCCATTCAAGGTATCACGTCATAATAAATCAATAGACGTGGAGGTAGAAAACGCTGTTAATTTATTGAATAAATACACCATTGTTGCTAATTATACAGATAGTTGGAAAGGTGAACTAAATTATTTGATAAGCAAATTTATTCACGAATTAATAAGAGTTAACGGATTGAGATACCATGTATTAAATGATATCATTGGGATGTTAGTTGGTTGTCAGTCCAATTTAGGTGCATTGTATTGGCGTGTTCCAAATGGATGGAAAAACGTATTTATATTGTTTATCACTCGTCTAATACGTAATATAATTCCACAGGGTGATTTGTTGACAGTTAGTAATGAATTAAGGGGTGTTCTTGAATGTGTAAAATTAGAAATGTATCGTACAGTAGCTGCTAATTATGAAGACAAGAAACGTTGGGAAAATGGTTCGGTTTCAAAAATAGACGATATATCAAGGGATAGAATGCGGTAATGAACAACAAGAATGTTGAAAAATTAACAAAATAACAAATTTAATAAGGGGTTAAAAATGGGTAGTGAAAGAGCACAAGCAATGGTAAATGAAGCAAAAAATCCTTATGGAAAGCCAAGATGGTTGTACGTAGATCGGGATGAATTGGAAAGACTGGGCATTACGGAATTTAGAGCTGCGGTTGGTGACAATATAATAAGGATTATTCCACCGTCAGATCCACGTACGCCGTGGGCAAAGCGTATATTTATTCATCGAAATATTGGAGCCAACAATTCAACATTTCTTTGCTTGGATAAGATGTTCAATAAGCCGTGTCCAATTTGCGAATATGTTCAAAAATTAAAAGACGAAGACACGGATAGAGACACATTGTCGGCACTTTGGCCAAAACTCAGACACCTGATATTTCTCTATGATGTAACCAGCCAACAAGAAGAAGAAAAGGGTCTTAGATGGTGGAACGCTCCAGCGTCAAAATCTTGCGCAATAGTTGAAAATATTGTTGCATTATCAAAAGATCCAAAAACCGGGGCACCATTGGATGTTTCAGATCCTGAGACAGGAATGGACATTAAATTTGTAAGAAAGGGTACTGATAGACAAACCACTTATATGGGTTATCAATTAATAGAAAATGGTGCAATACCCAAAGAGTGGTACGAAAGTGTTCCAACATTTGAAAGCGTACTGGATATTCCAACTTATGAAGAAATGTATAAAGAATTACACGGTGTTTTACCGGAGAATGATGTAAAATCGCCTACTGGTGTTGATGAAAAAGAAACACCAGTTAATATACAACAGGAAACAGAACAACCAACAGCACAGGAAACGAGGACAAGGCGATCATATAGAAGTGTTAATCAACAGGTAAACTCATCGGAGGATTCAAATATCGAACAATCAATTAATCAAAGACTTGAAGAAATAAAGAGAAGGCGTGCAGCAAGGGTTGACGGGGAATAAATTAAATTTAGAATAAAACCAAACATTGGAGATTAAACAAATGGTCGATCAAGGAATGCTTCAAGAAATAAAAGATAAGTTGGAAACTTTTAGACAGCAATTACCAATAAATCAATTTCAATTGGAACTTGCTTGTATTGATCAGCCGGTATTGTATGACGAAGTCGGTCAATTGGTAACTGAATGGCGATCTATGGAAAAAATGGCAAATGATAAATTATCATTTATCCACGCAGACCAATCCGCAAGAATTCGTACTTCACCCGAAAAATATGGGGTGACAAAAATTACTGAAGGTTCTGTAGAATCAGCTATTCTATTGACCAGAGAGTATCAGGAAGCCGTAAAAGATAAAACAGAGATTGAAAAAATCGTTGGTTATCTGAAAACTTTGCAAACAGCCTTGGATCACAGAAAATCAGAACTAAACAATTTAGTTCAATTGTGGGTTCATAATTATTACAGCAAATTGCAAGATATGGATATTGAAAGAAAAACCGTTGGTGAAATAACGGAACAACAAATTGTTCAGGAAAGAATTAAAAATGCTAAAAGGCGTAATGAAGAGGCAGAAACCAAATAAAAATATCTGCAAATACTGAAAATCCACGCAAAGACCTGGATAGAATAAAATAAAGGAAAAGATAATGGCAAAAAAAGATAAAAAAAGAAATAATTCTGATGAATTGGGTGAAATCACCAATGAAATTGCAGATTCTGCTGCAGCCGCGAATGAAGTAACACAATTACCAGCCGTCAGCGAATTTTGTCCAACGGGTTGTACACTTCTTGATTTAGCAATTGCCAACAAATTACCTGGTGGGATTCCTATTGGAAGAATTGTTCATATATTTGGTGCCGGGTCAACGTGTAAAACAGTTTTAGGGACTACGGTATTGGGCTATGCACAAAGATCCGGAAAACTTGCTTATATGGCAGATGTTGAACATACATTGGATCCGGTGTTTGCTCGTATTTATGGATTGGATTGCTCTGATTCTAAAACCTTTAAATTGACAACAAAATTAGACCCGGATCCTAAAAAAGAAAATTCCATAGAAGGGATGTTTGAAAAATATTTGGGAGGTATTATATACCCAAATGGTCGTGGAAAAAAGATGAATACCGCACCAAAAGTAATAGTTATAGATTCGATTACCGCCCTGCCTTCGGAGGTTGAACTTGAGGAGTCGATGGAAAAATCGTCATACGCCGTTACCAGAGCTAAACAAATGAGTCGTGGTTTCAGAAAATATATATTCCCCATAGCAACGTCCAATACTACACTGTTTTGTATTGACCAAACAAGAACTAACATCAATGCGATGTTTGGTGCCCCAAGAGAAGTAACATCAGGTGGCCGTGCACTGGAATTTTATTCTTCAGTTCAGGTTCTCCTAAAACACGATTCCAACATAACAAATAGCAAAGGGGTGACAACCGGTATATGGGTTAAGTTTAAAATAATAAAGAATAAAGTGTCTCCCCCTTTCCGCAGTGGACGTTTCAAAATTACTTGGGAGTATGGATTAGATGATATTTCAAGTAATTTGTATTTCCTGGCCGTTGATCAAGTTGGAAAAACTGCAGCGAAAAATCGTTCAACGAAATTATCATTATTTGGTGAGGAACATCAAATACATCATTGGGTTAAAGTTATCGAAGATAATAATATGGAGGAAGAATTACGACAGGAAGTATGGAAAGTTTGGAAATTAATGTACAGAGAAGAACCCGTTGGTGTTGAGAGAAAAGCCAGGGTATGGTAGATGAAACGTGTTGAATCAACTGTTATTGGTGTTGATCCCGGATTGAAAGGTGCCATAGTTGTAATTTTCCCGGACGGTGTAACACTGGCGTTTGATATGCCGGTAATTGTTGTAAAAGAAAAAAAGAAAAAATCCAAAAAGCACGTGTATGATATAGACAAAATTATTAAAATTATAAAGGATATAAAATCTGTAACGTCTTTATGTTGGAACAAAAATATTATAGTATTTTTAGAAAAAGTTCAAATATTACCAAGGGGATTTACAATAAAAAGTAATTTGGGATTAGCAAGGTGCGAAGCAATATTCGAAACGATACTGCATTTTCTTGATATAAAATATGAATTTGTAAATCCACGCGTATGGCAACGTTTTTATGGGATTTCCAGCAAAAATGGGGATACTAAAGAACAATCAATCAAAAAAGCTAAAGAATTATATCCGCGAATAATTTTAGAAACCAAAAGAGGCAGGGTACTGGACGGGAGAGCAGACGCCGTACTGGTGGCCAATTATGGTTTGGATAAGATGAATAAATGATTAAATCTATAAAACTTAAAAATTTATTCTCCCACGAAGATTCATTATTAAATTTTTCCCCTGGTGTAAATATTATATGTGGGAAAAGTAATGATGGTAAATCTGCGATCCGTCGAGCCATATGTTGGGTAGCCGACAATCGCCCACTTGGTGTGGGGATGATAAGATATTATTACATAAACGGCGAAAAACATTTAACAGAAGAAGCGTTGGCGGAATTAGTAAAAGATGCAAATGGAAAAATAATCACCGTTTCTAGATCAAAAACCAAAAATTCTAATGGTAAATATACGATAGCTGATGGTGAGTCAAAAATTTCATTAAGTTCTTTTGGTCAGGCACCACCCCCAGAAGTATTGGATGTAATAAATTTAAATGAAATAAACATTCAACGCCAACTTTCCCCATATTTTCTGGCATTTGATCCACCCGGACAAGTAGCAACTTTTCTCCGTTCTATCACGAAATTGAACGAAATCGATTCAGTGTGCAATTTAATTTCCAGCAAATTAAGAAAAGTACAAAAAGAAATTGACAGTAATAAATCAGAATTGTGTGATACGAATGCGCGTATCGGGGAATTGGAAAGGATAAATCTTGAATCATTGGAACAAAAAATCAAAGAATCGAAAAAAATAATAGATACGAATACGGTTCTTGAGACAAAAATAAAAAAATTATTTACTATTGTGTGTCAAATCGATGACTTGTTAAAAAAATCAATAAATATTCCGGATAATTGTGAAAAGATATTACAATCATCGTTGTTTTTAAAGAACCAACACAATGAATTAATCAATGATTATCGTAATCTTAAATCAATAATTTTTAATATAAAGTCTATTAGAAATACAGAAATAAACGTTGTGGACGCCAATGGAATTTTGGAACAAAACGAAAAAATCATTAAAACGTATAATAAATATAAGAATAATTATGACAAATTGTTCAAAATAATAGAGAAAATAAATAAAATTAACGCATTAACTAATGATATTAAACACAAATTGGAATTGGAAGAAAGATCTAAAAAGGAAATAGAAGAACAATTAGTCGAATGTCCAAAATGTGGGGCGAAATTAACAGAAGAATCAAAACATAGAGTATTAAACGATTATTAAAAGGAGAATAAATGAGAACCACAATTGAAATAACGAGAGAAGAATTTTTGAATTTAAAAGACGGAAGAGAAGAGGGTTATTCTGAATTGGACGGTAGGTATTTCTGCCGCTTTAGAGACAAAGAATTTTTACAAAAGCAAGTTGATGCAATTATTGCGGGTAAATCCGAGAATGTTGTATTTTTGATGGAAGTGAGTGTGTCTCCTGCGCTATATCGTTCGGCTGTAGAAGAGAAACCGTCCCATTACAAACCACCCGAAATAAAAATGACAGTAAGAAAAGCGACTCTTGTCGAAGAACACGCAAAAGAAATCAAATTATCTGTAACTCCGGAGGATTTTCTACGCGACAAATACATTAAATCTGAAACGGGGATATAATGATTCTTGGTATATTAGGAGATACACAATTCACAACGTCACAACCAAAGCGTAGGTTGGATAATTATTGGGAAACTCAGAAATCAAAATTTAATGAAGCGTTGGAAATATTTCGTGATAAAAAATGTGACAGAATTATCCAACCTGGGGATTTAGTTAACAGCCCCAATGTATCAAATATTGTGATGTCAGCATTGATTAATATGCTTAAAAAATATCGTGTGCAATTGGATGTGGCGTGGGGCAATCACGATGTTTCCGGTGTCTCGTCAGCAACATTACCGACTAGCCCGCTTTCTGTATTAAAAGCCGCCAGGGTCATACACGTGTTAAATAATGAACCACACCAATTCGGAAACGTGATGATATATGGTGCTGGATTTAATGAAGAACCGCCAATACCCAAAAATCAAAATGATTATAATATACTGGTAATTCACGCTATGATAGGCAACCGGCCATTATTCCCAAACCAGGAATTAAAAAACCCAAAAAATTTTCTAAAACAGCATCCACATTATAATTTGGTTGTTTGTGGTCACTATCATTACAGGTTTATAGAAACTTATGAAGGACGAACAATTCTTAATGCGGGGGCGTTGGTTCGTGAATCAATAGGTAAATTTGATTTGGAACACAAACCCGGTGTAATTATATTTGATACCGATACGAATAGAGTAGAAATTGTCGAATTAACAATAGAACCGGCAGAAAGTGTATTTGATCTTTCTCCGATAAAAAAACGGGATAATGAAATACTCAATAAATTTATCGAGAGACTGAAAAATAGAGGCAAATCAGCAATTTCCGGTTGGAAGCAAATTTTAGTAAAAATCACAGATGAAAAAAACACAAGTGATGGTGGGAAATTGGTGATAGACCAATGTCTGGAAGAAATAAACGCGAAATAAATATAATGAATAAGGAACATACTAATGTCCAATGATATTATAGAGCAATTAAAAAATAAAGAATCAATAATTAATGATCTGATACAGAAAAAATCCAGACAAGATGGACAAAAAGAACAGCTTTTTTCACAATTAAAAGCCGAATTTGGTGTTGATTCATTGAAATCTGCTGTTGATTTATTGGATGATTTACAAGAAAAGGTTACTGAAAATGAGAAAAAACTTATTGACTTGGATTCAGAAATGGCTGAAATCATTGCTTCGGCCGAAAATAAATCTTCGTAATCCGGAAGTAATTGGTAGAGCTATAATTAAAAAGGATAAGAAATCCGGTGCTAAATATTGGCTAACCACTGACAGTAATTGGCTTGACCGTGATGAATTACCATTTAATGAACCGCTATCGATTTCTGTTAGATTATTTAAAGCCGGAACGACGATAGAGATTGTTGGTGAAATAGAAGAAAATATAAAAATAGAGAAAAAACAGAAATGATTGTGAGAAATATATCAATAATTTTTAATATTTTTTTATTTGTTTCATTTACAAATACATCTATTCAAGCCAATCTGGTAGATATGTCAATTGAACCAGCAGTAGATACAGTTAGTGTTGGTGATTATTTCAATGTGGGCATATGGCTACGCGATGATGGGCAGACTGGTATTACTACTGTTGTTGTTAATTTTGGTTGGGATGAAAACTTTTTGCAATTAAATAACGTGAGCCAGGGAGATTATAAGTGGAACAGTTTTGTTGAAAATAACCTTTCCGGCAATCCGGATTATACAATATCCGCAAAACGACCCAGATCTAACCCAACAACGGATTTCCTTTTCGCTTCAGTAAATTTAAAAGCTTTGGCCCAAACTCCTAATACTAATATTGTGATATATAATGTGGGTCTTTCCCCGACACAAGTTCTTGTTAAGAAGAATAATGTAACGGGGTCGTTTATAGATGGAAATATTATAATCGTTCCTGAACCAACAACAATATGCATCCTGGGTCTTGGTTGTCTGCTGTTTTGCAAAAATGGAAAAATTAAATGAATAATTTATATAAAGAAATCATTGGCAATGCGTTGGAACCAGCAATTAATCCAACAGATTTTTATAAAATTGGCAAAGTGATAATTACTCCACACGTTTGCAACAACGCCGGGAGATTTGGGGCTGGGTTTGCAAAAACTGTTGCTGAGAAATATCCAGAAGTTAAAGAACGTTATTTACAGGAAATTACCCAGGTGCCGACACAACTTTGTCTTGGTGATTGTCAATTCATACCGGTTAATATGCATGATCCACGTATAGTAATGAAAACATTTGTTGTTAATATGATAGCACAAGATGGTGTACGAGGACCAAATAACCCAATACCGTTAAAATACGAAGCACTAATCAAATGTATGGTATACATTAGAGAATCTATTTTACCAGAAATGAAATTTAATTCGTCGATACATTGTTGTAAATTTGGATCCGGTTTAGCTGGTGGTAATTGGGATTTCATCAAAATATTAATCAAGGAAATTTGGTGTGATCACGGAATACCGGTAACAGTATATAAATTATAACAATTTGGGGTAATTGGAGACAGATTATGTTTTTAGATGATGTTGGTGGCGTTGATTTTTCATGCGCCAATTTGCCAGACAATAAACCAATAACAATTCTCGATCTGTTATGGGTTGACAATATTTTATGGGGAATGACGTCCATTCCTTTTGAAAAAGCACAATCACTGGTTAATGCTGATACAGGAAAAGTAAAAAACGTACCATTACCAATTTTGATAACCCAAAAGGAATTTACGAATTTGATTAAATCTTTATACGGCAAATCGGCTTTTATTGGGAATGGTCAATGAATTTGGATAAATACACAAAATTTTTAAATACCCAAAAAGCAAAGCTTGAGATATTAACTGACAAACGGTCGAATCTCGAATTCACATTGGCTTCATTAAACAAATCATTATCCGATATAAGAGAAGCTGATGATGTAATGAATGCAGTCTCTATATTGGCACAAGAAAATTCTAAAAATGTTATTGAAGAATTGGTAACTTTAGCTCTACAATCAGTATACGGTGAAAGTCATTCTTTTGAAATCGACAATAAAATAAATCGTGGACAGCCGGAGACATTTTTGTATGTAGTAGAAAACGGTGAGCGTTGTTTATTAAAAAATGCCGATGATTATTTTGGTGGTGGGGTAGTTGATGTATGCAGTTTTGCTTTGCGAGTCGTATCCTGGGCCATTCAGGATGAAAAATCGGATAATGTATTGCTGTTGGACGAGCCAATGAAAAATCTGGATTCGTCCAGATTAACACTAGCTGGAGAAATGATTAAGGAATTATCTAAAGCTTTAAATCTACAATTCATAATAATAACACATGAAGATGAATTAAAGATGACTGGTGATTCAACATTTCTTGTCATAAAAACTAATAATATATCAAATGTGGAGAAAACAGATGTTTAAAACAAAAAATTGTATTAACGTTCAAGTAAATGGTGGAGACATATGTCAAGTCGCAATTTATAGGGTGTCCAATTTTATCATAAATGAAACAGAAATAGCTAAACCATCGGATTTATATAAACAAGATTGGTTTTTATTCGAGCCACACCAACCATTCTCCTGTAATATGCAATTATTACAAAAAATTGCCGAATGGTTTGTTATCAATACGCCGTTATGTTATAAAGCCACTGCAATATTAGATGGTTGTTGCAAAGCTTCTTATATAGAATCAGATAAACTTCCGGTTTATTGAAAGGGAAAAAGAAAATGACAAAGACTCCATTTCACGACAAAAAGGGAAAAATCGTATTAAAACTCGAACCATTACGCGACATTTGTCTGATATACCCGATACCACCCAAAGATACGATTGGTGATAAAAAGACAATATTAATTCCGGATCAATACAAAGATAAGCATTATAAACCAGAAGGCGTGTTGTTGGCCGTTGGACCTGGTTACTATGATCCAAAAACTGGGGTCTATAGGGAAGTTTCTAAAGCATTAAAACCAGGGGTAAAAGTAACTTTTGATTTAAATGTTCCATGGAGACAAACCGTAAAAGGTGTTGACGGTAAACAATATACAGTTGTTATGTGCACGGAACAAGATATCCAGTGTATAATCAAAGAATAAATTATGGGTACATCTATTGAAAAATTTAAATTAGAAGAACGAATAAGAATAGCATATTTGAAACACGCCGGCAATGTCGAGATGGTGGCAACCGATTGTAATGTTGATTATGCGTATGCGTTAAAAATATGCAATAAATTTAAAAAACGACAATCAAGGGATGTTAGTGTGTTTGTTGGAACAGCAATGGCTTCCTATATCCTAATGGGTGCTGAAGAACGTAAAGCACACATTCGTGAATTGTTGAATGAAGAATTGAGCAAACAGCCGGTTGAGGTTTCTACGTGTTGTAATAAACCAATAAAGAAATTAATATGGGATAATGAACATCGTGCTGTCTGTCAAAAATGTGGAAAAGATTGTTTATTTACATTAAAAGATACAAGAGATAAAAATTTTATTTTAAAATTACTAAAACAGTTGAGAGAAGATGATACAGTGATAGTAAAAGCCGCCGAACAATTGGGGTTCGGAAACAAACAAGATGCACCATTAATTTCCAAAAAAGAAGTAAATTATAATCTACATTTAGGAAAAGATGACCAAGAATTGTTAAAAAGAGCCGAAGATTTAGACCCAAGAACCAGAGAAATGTTAAGAAACGATCTACGTAAACAAATAGCAGAGGCAAATTTTGAGGAGAAAGACAAAAATTAGGGGGAACAAAATGGGAAATGCACGTCCAAAAATATGGGGTAAAAATACAGAGATATTCCGAAATGGGTCCGTAAGTGTTAATCTTTTGGATCTGGTGAAAGGCGGAACTTGTTCATATCATTATCATAAATTTAAATCCAATACCTTTTATGTAATCAGTGGAAAACTTAAAATTCATACTGAAATAGGTGACCATATTTTACGTCAGGGTGAAAATTTTTTCCTGCCGCCTTTACTGAAACATCAATTCGAAGCAATGGAACCATCCATTGTTATAGAAATTATGTCCGTAGCTTACAATCACGATGACATTGTACGTGAAACCACTGGGTTTGTTAAAAATGAACAATAAAATTAATTCATATATTGATTATTTGTACAATCTTGACTATCGTGAAAAACCGGTAGATATTGATGTGTTCTTGGAATCCACTGAATTTTTGGGAAATGTTACGGAAAAAGGTCGAATAGTATATCCATATTGGCGCAATGTGCTAAATGATATATCAATAGAAGATAGTAAATATATAGTAGTATTAACCGGTAGTATTGGTTCAGGAAAAACTCGATGTGCTGTGTATGATGTTTGTTATACAATGTATAGAATTTTATGCCTGAAAGATCCGTGGCAATTTTTCCACAAAGGTAGTGTCGGTCAATTTGCAATAATGTTTTTCAATCTAACAAAATCATTAAGCAAATCACGTGGTTATTCATTGGTCCAATCACATCTTTGTTCATCTCCGTGGTTTAGGTCACACGGAAGAATAGTTGGTCATGATGAAAATCAAAAAATAGAATTTCCAATTTTTAATTATAAATTGTCATCTCCACAGATACAAGGTTTTGGTATTCTTGGTGAAGACATTATAATTGCAATGATGGATGAGGTTGACAATCCAATAGCTTCCGAAAAACAGAGAATAAAAGTTTTAAAAGCCTATGATGCAGCAATAAGACGTTTTAAGGGTCGATTTGTTTTTGACGGTGAATCTATCGGAAGGTTCTTTTTATTGGCTTCAAAACAGGAAAAATTGTCCTTTTTGAATACTTACATC